AAACAGAAGAGCGTTTTGCAGGACAAGAGTGTAGACCTCGCAGATCGCCGTCACAGTAAACAACAACGGCGACGGGCGTGTAGTCGACCTGGTTCCCCTCCTGCACGAATACTGCCGTAGGCATTGTGGTTCTCCCTGAGGTTCAAAAAATGGTTCCGAAAATTCGCGCGTCCCCGTCAGGCTCAGGCTTCGCCTTTCGCCTTGATCCCGCCGCGAGGATCCTGCAGCCCGACGCCAAAATCGTGGTACCCGCGCATTTGCACTCCGAGGACCGAGAAGTCGGCGTCAGCCGTCTCGATCGTGGGGCTCTCCTGGCCGTTGAGGAACGCCACCTCGATGACCGGCAGGTCACCCGGCTCGGCCAGCAGATACCAGGCCTTCGACGAGTTGCCGGCATACTGGCTGTTGCTCAGGTAGCGGCTGACCTCGACCCGGAACTTGCCCTGGTGCGGGTTGGACACCGGGTACTTGGTGCTGGCGGTCGTGTCGCGCAGCTCCATCGACTTGTAGAGCTGGGAGCCGACGGCCGACAGCGCGGTGGGCACCAGCAGGATCGCCGGCATGATGCCGATCGGCTTGCCTTCCGGATCGACCTGGTCCATGAACGTGACCTCGCCCTTGGTCAGGCCGTCGATCGACAGGACCGTATCGGCGCCGCTGATGTAGTTCTTGTTGCCGGCGCTGAAGAACGTGGAGTTGTTCAGGAAGGTCGCCCAGAAGATGTCGTTGATCTTCAGGCCGCTGCCGCGTCCCAGCTTGCGGGGCACGGTGGTGATCGCGCCCAGGTCATCGTTGATAATGTCGCGGCGGTCGATCGAGAGCATCAGGCCGTAGGTGTCGGCCTTGTTGGTGTACTGTTCGTTTCCGAGCGTCCCGTGCTTGAGCTCCCCACCCGGTGCGACTTGCTCGTACTGGTCGGCGCCGATGAGCCGGTAGCTGGTCACCGTCTTGAAGTCGGAGACGTTTCGGGTGGCGCAGATGTTGCGCCAGGTCCGCTCGACGGAGAAGAACCCGTCCAAGAGGAACTTGTTGGCCACGTTGGAGAGGATCCCACCGATGTCGATCGTCGAGAAGCCCGCCTCCAGTTCCGGGCGGAAGGCGAACCGCAGCACACTGCGGCTGTCGCGGAAGTTGCGACCCGTGTAGCCGTTGGCCCAGGCCGCCTCCAGGAGCAGTTCCTGTAGGCCGATCCCGCCACGGAACCGGCGCGAGGCGGCTTCGATCGTTGGTCCATCGAAGATCTGATCGACCTGTTCCAGGCCTGCGGTCAACAGGCAGGCCGCCTCCAGGGTAGCACCGCTGAGCGTGTTGTCGCGAAAATGCGCGGCCGGCGCCTTCGGTCGACTTCGCCGCAGGGCCTCCAACGCCACTTCGGCCTGACAACGATCGGTGGTCCAGCCTTCGCGGATCGCGCGGGCCTCGATCTCCGAATACTGCCCATCGCAGTGGCGACGGATCTCGTTGATCCGGTTCGACTCGGCGAGCGCCTCGGCCCGGATTTGCTCGGCCGAGGGGCCATCGTACTGAGCCTCGACCTTGGTGGCCGGCTTGGGCTCGGTGTTCGTGGGCGTTGCCGGAGCGTTGTTGTCCGTTGCCGCGTCCTGGTTGGCGTCCACGGCCTTGTTGGAATCGTCCATGTGCTTCTCCTCCTGTTGAAGCGAAGAGGCTTTGGCCGCCACGCTGGCGCTGGTCTGGCCGTCGGCCCCGAGATCGACAAAGCTGATTTCTCCCAGAAGCGACTTGCGAACGACGTTGATCGGGCCGGCGAACTCCCGGCCGTTGACGATCGCCTTCTGGTTCTCCTTGATGAACTCGAACTCCTCGACTGACGCTCCAATGGACGCCTGCCAGGGGAATCCGTTGCGGGCACTGACGACGATCTCCCTCGCTGCTGCCGTATCGCGCGATACGACGCCCGCAGCCAGCAGGCGACCATCTTCGATGCGGATGTTTTGGGTGTGCCCCACACCGCTCTGCATATCGTGGCCGAACCGGATCGGCCGGTTCTGCGACGGAATCGCCATGCCGGCCAGGTCGACGACCACTGGAAACCGCCATCCGGCAATCCGCATCGGTCCGCCCGTGTAGGCGACCATCGTGAACCGGGGCAGCTTCGGTTTGCCGTCGGCAGTGCCTTCCGCTTCGGCGGCGGCTTCGATCGTGATCGCGCCCGGCTCGCTCAGTAGGTTCAGGTGGCTTTCGCCCTCGAACTGCGCGGGATCATGCGGCTTGCTTTTCGGCATCGTCCGTCTCCTCCTCGTCCTCGGTTTGGTCGTTGGCGGAATCGCTCGGCGGCGACGCCTCGGCGGCAAGCCCGAGCTGCTTCATCAGCGCGAGCTCCTTGCCACGTTGACGCAACTCGCTTTCCCAGTCGCGGCCCTGACGAGCGTACTCGTAGGCCAGGGTCGTCGTGTGACTGGCTAATCGCGTCGCTTGGGCCGAGGCCTCTTTGGCCGGATCCACATGCTCCATTCCGTCCCAGAAGAACTGATGTGGGAGGTCGCGAAAGGCGACCGTGCGCATCCAAAGGGGAAGGAAGTCGCTGATCAGAACGGCCTCGTCGAGCCAGGCCCGCAGGACACGATCAAGCACCACGACCGCCAGTTGAGCCTGATCGACGCGAATCGACTTGTAGTACGTCTGGTGATCCAGTCGGCCGGAGGCGTAGTTGTATCCGGACGAATTGCAGGCCGCGACGTTGTAGGGAATCGAAAGGCAACGGGCGATTTCGTTGAGGATCTCTTTCTTGAACTCCCCGTACGACGTGCTCGGCTGCTCGGCCTGGATCTGACCGAGACGCCATCCGCCAGGCAGTACGGTGGCCATGCGGCGTTCGAGTTCCACCAGGTCCATTGGCTCGACCGGATCTGCCTCGCCGTTGGCCGGTGCGTCCGTGAAGAGTACCGCCGCGAAGTCGGCCGCCGTCTCGGCCGCCGCGATCACGGCCAGCGTGTAACGCCGCAGTTGTGCAAAGAGGGGCAGCGCCGGCATGATCTCCGGGATGCCACGGGTTTGGCCCGGGCGATCCGCGCGGAGATAATGGACCATCGCCGATGCCGGTACGCGATCGAAATCGGAAGAGAGATGGCCGCGCTGGTCACCAGGGTGGCTCTTGAGCAGATGGTACTCGATCGGATTACCGAACGCATCGAAGACGATGCCATCGGTGGCATTCGCATCGAGCAGGCGATGAGCCAGATCCGGTGTCGCCACCTGGTCGGCCTCGATGAGCCGCAAGTCGAGTTTCACCAACGAGTCGAGCTTCGGGTTGGCTACGAGCATGGCGAAGGCTTCGCCGTCCTGGGCGCGGGCCATTCGCATCGTGCGGAGCTTCTCGGCCAGGCCGACGGCGTCTGCCCAGGCCATGAACTCCTGCTCGATCAGACGATTGGCCTCGGCATCGTCGGTGAGCATTTGGAGGCGGGGACCGGTGCCGATCGAATCGTTCGCCAGAGTCGTGACAATGCCCCGCGCGTAGCTGTTGTTGGCGACTTCATAACGCGCTCGGGCACGGAGTATCCGGCGCACCTGGGGATTGTTGGCGGCGCCCGCGGAGAGCAGATCCGCGTTGGCCCAATGCCGGCGGTTCTCTTCCGTGGTGGCTGCCGCGTCGTACCGTCCTCGCACATGCGCCGGCGAGTGAACCGCGCGCAGGGAGCGTCGACGATTGCTTCGAGCAACGGCGTTCTTCAGCCAACCGAACATGCGAGTGGTCCTCAGTCCGTGCCGGGGGGGACGAGCTTCTTTATCGCCACGCCCAGGCCTTTCTTCTTGGCTGCCTTCTTGCCTTCCAGGTACCGATCGGCGGCGATTTGGTCGGCCAGGCTGTGCTGCTTCATTCCACCCGAGTCGCCGTGCGCCTCGGCTGGCCCCTGGGCGTTGTCGCGGATCGTCTGTTCCAGCTCTTCAGGCACTGCCGATTCCTCCCAAGTAGCGGGTCCGGGAGTTGCACCCGGCGGGCGAGGCGTATGAAACCTCACTGAGCACTGGCCCACCCGCGATAAGGGCGAGACCAACGCAAAAGGGCACACGCACGATGCGGCCCCGCATGGCCTTGGCGTTGGTCTGGTTTCACGCCCGGTGATCAGCCGGTCGCGTCGCCCGATTCAGTGGGTTCCGTCGCGTTGTAGTGAGAAGATGTTCACAAGGGAAGCATTTTTGTGGGGACCGGTGGAATTGATACAGAACTGTACTGTCGCCGTTGCATTCAACGCTTCCGAGGTGGCTCGACACAGGCGTGGAGTTGTTCGTAGGTCATCAACCGGCGGCCGCAATGGCGGCAAATGCGAATCCGCATGATCTTCTTCAGCCGCTGACGCGTGTACAAAACGGGAAGGTGCCGACAACCGCAGCGAGGGCATTGGATTCCCGGCTGTCCCGATTCCACAGGCGCTCGGTCGTTCGATTGGTCCATGGATCATCGCCTCCGCTGCAAGTCCGACAGTTTCAGTCGCGGCCGCTGGATGACAGGCTTGACGTCCGTTCCCGGAAGGACCACGCCTTGCATCGATGCCGCTACCGCGCACCCGACGAGACAGTCGAACCAGTGGTTATCGCTCCGCTCGGGCCGCATCTTCCACTCGTCAACGGTTCGACCACGACCTTCGGTCATCACCCGGTACTCGGCCGTGAGATGCTCTCCGAATAGGCGGTGCAAGGCGGGCGTATCACCGAACAGGGAAAGGCAACCGCGATCACCCATCGGCACGGCCAGCCGGGCGTAGATGAAGGACTTCCAGTAGTTGGTGTCGTAGACGACGTGGCGGATCTGGCGGCGACCGTGAACATTCGGGACCCGCCAATTGTGGCCCACGCGATCACCCACCTTCCGCTTGTACTCGGAAAACGGAATGCTGGACGCCCCGACGAACCGTCCATGGCTGGGCATGAGGATCGACGAGTGGGCCGATTGCCGGCAGAACTGATAGACCACGTCGGTCGAAAGGCCCCAGTTGGCGTCCACCAGGCACCGCTCGATGCGCATCGCCGCCCCATCGTCACGACGGAATTCACGGGCGAGATACTTCTGGGTCAGGGTATCCAGGCCGGCATAGATGGAACCTTCCAATCCGGCGCCGGATGCGGCCGTCGCCAGCGTCGGCTGAGCGTCGCGGGCGGTGAAATGGGCCCGATTCTGATCCGGATGGGCGCCATAAGTAATAATGTATCCGGTGAAGTCGTCCTCCCATGCCGCAACCACATAGAACAGCAAGGTTTGCTGCACGTCGACGAACATCGTCAAGTGATTGCAGCCGATCGGCACCTCGCCGCGTCCCAGACGATTGACTTTCCCGGCGATCTGGTCGGCCGACAGATCCTCTTGCTCGCCCGTGTCTTCCGGCAACGGCTCATTCTGATACTCGGCCCAGAACGCCCGCTCGTCCTGGAGCTTGAGATTCATGGCATGCTGGATAGCGGACAACTCGTCGTGGTTGAACCGCTCCGCCCACGCGACGCTGGCCCCCTCATCCATTTCTACCTGATGCTGACGATAGAATTCCGTGGCATCCGCCAGACCGCGTTCGGCACGAAGGCTCTCGGCCCGGATTTCGGCGTATCGGTCCCAGAGCTTCTCGTTGGCGGGAAACGCATAGATCATCTTCGTGCGCTCGCCCTGCCACTGGGGGTGCTTGTCACGGTCGAGAATCCGATCGGCCATGTCGCCGGGCCGGATCACCGTGCAGGGCATGATGCCCGAGATCTTCCGGCCCGGACCGGCGAGGCCCAAGACGGCGCCGGCCAGAATACTCTCGCGCGTGGCGCACTGCGAAAGGCTCCGTGCCGACTCGTCCGTCTGCGGGTCGTCCAGGATGACCAGGTCGGGGCGAAACGAATCGCCGTCCGGCGTCTGGTGCTTCATGCCACGGATGCGGCCCGTGATGCCGGCCACCTTCAGGATGGCTCCGCTTGCCTTGCTCCCCGGTATAGTCGGCAGCACGATTTCCTTCGCCGTCCACTCGATGTGGGTGCGCCGCCCCTCGTAGAGTTGCCCGGCGCAGCGGTTGGCGATGCCCTCCAGGGCACGGATGGGG